CACACATCCCATGTATTCGTATTCAGATAAATTGAATCCTCAAAGAATCCTGTGCTCGATGAAGTTGGGCCTGTGACCGCTGTTCCTACGTTAAACACAACCTCCGAGACCTGATTGATGATGTCGATTGCATCATGAATCGAACCACGGACATCTTCACCGTATACCGCTGACATAATTGCCTGCAAATATTGAGATATATCAGCCATTATTTTCCTCCTTTGGTACATATGTATAATACGCTGGTGTTTTTGAAAGGTTTTCCAATTCTGTTTCAGTGATCTCTGTAAGATTACCGTTTAAGTCATCCCAAAAGAGCTTCTCTTTCCCTTTGTAATCTTTGACTTCCCATGCTTGTATGTGGCTTATGATATCGTTATTTATGATCGCTATCGGTAACATTATCTAATTCCTCTTTCTCGGCTTTTTCCACAGAATTATATGCAAGCTTTGTCAGCAACATCCTTCTGAAAGTGTTGCTTATAGAATCAAGGCATGCCACAACCTCAAAAAAAGACATTCCTGTGGTTTTTACATAATCCAAAATCACATTCTCGACAGAATTTTGTAAAATAAGCATCTTTTCATTCATCATTGTTCTCCTTCTTTTTTAAGATATGAGTATTCCATTCTTTACAGTCAACTGGCTCGTCCACCATTGAATGCCGCCACCCGCCAAAGCTTCTATTTTTGATATATATTCAAGTGTCCCTGTGAATGTGCCATAAACAGGATTACCGATGTTGGCGATGTTGGGAGTGCCTGTTGTTCCCACATAAAGCATTGCAGTATCAAAAATCAGTGCAGGAGCACACAAATTCAAAGCATCTGTCGTACCATCTAGCCTACTGTTCCATGCTATTATTCCCGAATTGCTGTTTTTAACTCCGCCTTCAATGACACCTCCGCTAATTCTTATATAGCCTGTCCTTTGTACTCCACCGCTCCAAATACCTTCACTATATATTCCGTCTTTATCCCATGACCCAACAACCGAATCATTTGCATCTTTTACGGATATTTTTCCGTGCACATTGCCTGATCCGCCAAGGGTAAGTGTTCCACCGCTTATTCTGCTTGCGCTCAACGATCCTGATGTGATGTTTGAAGCATTCAGATTGGTTATGGTGACAACGCTTGCATTGATGCTTCCTGAAGTAATTTTGGAGGCATTAAGGTTATTGATCGTCACATTGTTTGCATCAATAGTGCCGCCACTGATTCTGTTGGCGCTCATCGTCCCGGATGTGATGCTGCTTGCCGAGAGATTTGTCACAGTGATCAGGCTGGCATTAAGAGTGCCGCTGTTGATTAAATCAGCCTTAATCGAGCCTGTTGTGACATCAATGCCATCCTTGTCCCATTTGCCGACAACTGTGCCTGATGCATTCTTTATCTGTAGAACACCATTCTCGTTTGCATTTCCGCCAAGCGAAAGAGTGCCGCCCTTGATTCGGTCAGCATACATGGTCCCCGCTGTGATGAAGTCAGCAACGATTGCACCATCCATGGTCAGAGCAACACCCAAATCTGACCACGGCTGACTCGGATTTGACCTTTTCAGAAATCCAAGGCCGCCAAGATTCCACACCCATTTCTGTGTAGCATTCTCTTCAAGCAGGGCATCCATAATTCTTTGACCGGTCATGTGCTCCTGACTGTCGAATGTGTATGAGATATATCCGCCTTCAGTGCCTTCAAGAATTTGGATCGCATTCTCTTTTGCCTGTTGCAGAACAGATGACTGCTGTGGGATTTCTTCCTCAAGCTGGACATTTTCAGATGCAATTCGGCTTGTGATCGAAAGCGGAAGCGCTCCGCCAAGTGTGACCTGATTCTTTGAAGCATCATCAAGGAAGATCGTCAGCGCCCTGATCGGTGTCGTTGTGTCTACGTTATACGGTCTGCATATTACATGCACCCTGTCACCGAGTCTGAAGTCATCTATCAAGACATCAATGGCTGACAGGTCAACAGCATCTATCTGATAAGTCAGCTCGGCATATTGAGCAGTCTCAAGCCATTCCTGTGCCTTGGTTTTCAGATTTGCCGCAACTGTGACATCATCCCAATGCTTTACAACCTTGCAATATCCAAAAACAGCAACCGCATCACTGTTGACAAGATAGTTTTTACCATCGTTTACCGATTCAATAGTCAAATAAGCATCAAGACCCTCGATAACGCTCTTGTCCTGCCTCGCTCCCAAAGGCACAACCGCTGTTGCAATGCCTGTGCCGTTTGTGTTGCTTGCATAATCAAGCAGATTCTTTCCGAGTCTTATATCCTGCGAGGATACAACCCCATAATTCTCAATCTTTATGAGATCGAGATACCGAGTGCCGCCTGAATACCTGATCCGAAGGAACCCATTCAGGGAATTACACAAGTCATTGATGATGACTGTAAGAGTAGGCTCAAAATTGGTGTACCTGTAAACATAATCATTCGGATCGTCAACTGTGACCATACCGACCGCAAACTGCTTTGCGGCTTCTACCTGAGCATTGTGCTGATTGATGAGTGAAGTAAACATGCTCAGAGGAGTGGTCTGATACCGCGCCTGTGGCTGTATGGAGTCATTAAGAAAAGCAAGCTCACCTATCGCATATACATGTTTGTTGCCGTACAGATCGAGCTCGGTTTCCCTGACCTCACCGCGGAATATCATGTCTCCGTCTTTGTAAACAGCAATAATGCTCTTACGGACATAAATCTCGTTATATCGCGGATTTTCCTGTGGAACATCGCACTCAAAATACCCAGCATCATTAAGCTGCAAATTGAGCTTCGGATTCGTTATGATATATTTTTTATCATTCGGATAATAGAAATATCCGTCATCAAGCTTGACCTGATACATTATAATGATCCGCCTCTGTATACAATGCTGACCTTCGCTGTGCCGGTGAATGTCAAAGTGTGCTCCTCTTCATCGTTTATCACGATATCGGGAATGTAATTACTGCCAACCACAAGCGAATAAGTCACATTATTAAATGTCACTGTGAAATTGGTTGATGTCTTGTTTGCGACAACAATGTCCGGAGTCACGGGCATGGTTCCTGATGGAATCGTAATTGTCCCAGATCCTGTGATCTGTCTCTCACCATAACTATGAATGACACCTGTCTCAAAATTGAAAGGGTCCCACAGCCACGGTTCCGCGGAGTCAAGCTGCTCATATTTGTACGGCTCTGCATCAAGAACAAGGAGACATGTGCCAAGGCTTCTGAATCGGTCAAAATCCCGAAGTGTTATCCTTCCCTGCCAAAAATATGCAGGATCGTTGTCAAATGTGACCTTGACCCTTCTGCCGTTTATGTCATTCCGAATCTTGGAGATGATTGCATCCCAATTCATAGGATCACGGAGACCACCCAGCTTGATGGTGATCTCGCGATTCTTGTATATCGGTCTGCCCGACAAGGATTCAGACAGATCAAGGAAGCCATCCATTGCAGGCACATAAATATAATTTGTTTCCTGTTCAGGATGTCCGATGTTATCATTGTTGCCGATTGCAAAGCCCCAATCATCAAGTGTGTGATAACTTTTATTATTGGAGATAACTGTAATTGTTGCTCCGTTTGTCAGTGCATTCATCTTCTTGCAATCTCCCTTGTGTATATGCGGCCCAATGCATTGCTCATCTGAGGCGCGATCTGACCGACAAGAACACCTGTGTCAAGCACGATGCTGTCATTGTTTGCAAGATAAGGCAGATAAGCCTCCAACAAGCTTGTGATGTCGCTGTGACCTTCACCTGTGCTGTTGGTAAGTGGCTGAACTCTCGCCTGTCCATTGGATACAGTCAGAAGCTCGGCCCCAGCTTCGCCCACTATGGCAGAACCCTGTGTGACAACTCCACCGCTTGCAAGATATGGCATCGATCCAATTGTTGAGAAATTCGGGCTCCATGATTTGCCACCCAGCCAATTCGGAAGCTTAAAGCTTAATCTGTTTACGCTTGAAATGACCGAATTTATGCCGCTTATCGCACTGTTGACCATGCCAATTATTGCATTGATTGGAGCCTTCCCGATAGCAACAACTGCCTGCCATCCGCTTGAGAACACGTTTTTGATGTCTGTCCAAACAGCCTGCCAATCACTTGACCAAGCATGCTGACATGCTGTGATGAAGCTTTCGCCGGTCTTTTTGATGTTGTCCCAAACATCCTTGGCGCTCTTCATAAAAGCATTCATTGTCTCGCCTAATGCTCCGAAGGTTTTTGTCCAATCCTTCTGAAATACGTTTTGCAGGTATTTATCAAGCTTGTTCAGTGTGCCTTTTACACCCTCACCAAAATAAGCCCAAATTGCAACCTGACCTGTTAAGCCGATTGCGATTCCACCGAGCACTGTTGCAACCGTTGCCGCTGTTGCCGCAAGAGCCCCGGTGACAGTAGTTGTTGCCGCTGTTGTTGCCGCAGCCGCTGTGCCTGATGCGGCTGAGACCGTTGTCGCGGCAGTGCCGAATGCGGAGCCCAATGTCCCCAAGACAGTGGTCACACCGCTCACAGCTTTCGCGATTCCTGATACCGCAAAAGCAACCGGGGAAATTGCCGCTACGAATAAGCCAAGATAAACAATGGCTTCCTGTGTCTGTGGAGACAATTCGCCGAAACTCTGAACCAATTCAGTGAGCTTCTGAATTATAGGAGTGATTATCGGAAGCAGAACCTCGCCCAACTCCTCTTCAAGCTCTTTGACAGATTCCTGAAAGATTCGAATGCTGTTCGCTGTGCCTTCGGATGTATTTGCAAAATCACCCTGAGCATTTGCTGTTGCGTTTAAAATATACTGATAACGAAGCTGAACCTTCTCAGCCTCGGTCATCTCTTTTGTGGTCTTTCCAAATCCATTTGCGAGGGCATATGCATCAAGGTTTGTTTGCGTCATAACGACACCAAGGGTCTTAAGAGATTCGGTCTCCCCTGTGAATATGCCCTTCAATGCTGTCGTCGCCTGTTCAAGACCTATGTTTTTAAATGATGCAAGGTCTCCAGCCAAACCAACAAGAGACATCGACATCTTTGCCGCTTCTGCCTGTGACAACCCCATTGATGTTGCCATATCTCCAAAAAGAGCAGACATATCAAGCGCCGACCCTCTTGCAATTCCATATGCCTCAAGAGTGCTGTCAGCAAACTGCTTCACATAGTCAGATGATTGACCAAAAGCAACCTCAACCTTATTTTGTGCTTCAGCAAGATCGGAAGCAGCCGAAACTGATGCTGTGCCAATAAGAGTAAGCCCTGCTGTGACCGGAGCCATTGCGCGGCCCACGTTTGCCGCTGTCGTTGCAACCTTGTCAGCTGTGGCTTTTACTTTGGAAAGAGTCACGTTGCTCTGACTTGCCGCTTTCTCCAGCTGTCTCAATTCACGCTCACAGGATGCGATTTCTCTCGTCAAAGCGTCATACTGTTCCTGACCTTTGCCTGTTTCCTTGAGCTCTCTGCCAACTTCTTCCTGTGTCTTTTTTAATACACTAAGTTTTTTGCTTGTATCCTGAACCGCAGTCGCAAGCAACCGCTGTCTCTGTTCAAGAAGCTTGGTGTTTGTGGGATCAAGCTTCAACAGCTTGTTGACATCTTTTAAGCTCTTTTGAGTGTCACCAATCTCCTTGTTGACAGTTTTTAAGGCAGTATTTATGCCGGAAGTGTCGGCCCCTAATTCGATTGTGATTCCGCGAACCTTTGTTGATGCCATGTCATTCCCCTATATCGAATTGCCCGCTGAAAAATGCCTTCATGCTTCCAGCAGGCGCTTTGATTGCGTATTTCTCCTGATCGTTTCCCTTCTCGATGATCATGTCATAGACCATGCCCATGGTCATGTCATCGAGTGCGCTGTCTGACAAATTAAGCTCTGCACAGCGCAACATAAAAATCGCACCATTAGGCTCTCGGTCCCTTGGTGCTATTTTTTTTTAGGAATAGATGTTGTTTTATTGTTTACCGTCCAAAGAGTCAGAATGTCAGGTAAGATGGTATATATGTCGAACATGTCAAATGTATCGAGCCATTCATCCGGTGTGTCCGGGATCGTCAAATCTGCCTGTCTTGCCATCACCCATGAAGCATTCTCAAAAATTGTCAGGTCAATGGCTGTGAGATCGTACTGATCTTCCTTCCCCTTGGTTTTCTTCGCCTTGTTAAATGATCGTGCAAGCTGATTCATGTCCTGAATCATGTCCTGTCCCAGCCATGCGCGATACAATCTCGGTGTTCGGGCCGTTGCCCTGAATGTGACCTTCTTTCCATCAATTTCAATGACTTTATCCATTTGTGTACTCCTTATATGTTGTTTTTTATAAACTCCACAAGCTTTGTCTCACACTTTTCTGCAACCGGCGCTATATGCGGAAAAGCTCTTGTCCTGCCACCATTTACTTTTGCATGCCCATGTTCAAGCAAATGTGTAAGCTGGTAATCAGTGGCATTGTGAACTGTAGCTTTTTTGTGATACTTTTTATCTTTTTTGCTCTGAGTATATTTCCAACCTTTGTTGTATTTACTCCAATCACCGTATCGGCCACTGCCTGTTGGATGAGCATTGTGGAGCTCCTCGACCGCAAATCGTGCTGTCTCGGAGACTCCTTTATCAACGGCCTCATCAGTGGCCTCTTCAAATTCCTTCATGATGTCCATGACTGTTTCAGCTAACTGATCGACCTTGATCTTTTTTGTGCTCATCTTTTAACCTCTTATGTGGTGGCCATAACAGGAATATAAGGCGCTGTATGCCATCCCGCGAGAACCGCTGAATCTGTCTTGGATGTGGTCATAGCCATAACCCTGCCGCTTGCAAGCGGAGCAAAACTGATGTCAAGATTCTGTGTTGACGGCTCTTTGCCTTCTGTAGTGGTTGATTTGTCAAGCGAAGGTCTTGAAGCTGTGCCATTATAAAGCACGAACTTTGTTCCATCCTGATCACCATCTTCCTCAAAGGTCATGGCAAAGTGTGTGGGCTCTGCCAGCTCTTCAACCAAAACATCTTTGGTGTCCGTAAGATAATTGAGAACCTTTGTCCGGAAGTCATCGGGAATAATGGCAACTTCAAGAGTGCCTGAATAACCGTTGTTTGCAACGGAAGTATAATATTTGATGTTGTCGGCATAGAAGTCCGTAACATCTCCCTGATGGTCAAGCGAAAGGCTTACTGTTCCCGGAACATCAATGACATTGCCGTAAGTAGGAACTCCGCTGTTCCATGCTGTGATCGGGAAAATGTGAACATTCTTAATACCGAATTTTACTTTATCAGCCATTTTCTCTCTCCTCTATTGATTAACTGTGATAGTGTAGATTACTTCGTACACTTCTTCTTGTTCGATGTACTCCTCGGCTTTGTCCCAAGGAATGTGATTGGCATTAAGCTTTGCCTCGATAAGCGCCTCGGAAGCTGTGTCCTTTGTCTTGGAGTACAATTCGATGTCTATCTCCTGAATCACGGTATAGACCTGATTGTCTGCCGTAAAGTTATTTGTGGATGTGCAAAGATAGCATATAAAAGGCAGCGCTGGAGCCTTACCAATAGGGAATGCTCTGTATGCCACCTTTTTTGAGAAGCCGTTTATGCTCTCAAGCATTGTTTTTACTTCTGCAAGTGTCATGTGTAACCACCCACTCTCTTCTCGGTATAGAGCTCAATCCTTCCATCATCTCGGATGTATGTCCGGTATACGGAATAAACCTCTCCCTCATGCTTCACCCGCATCTGCCCGTCATATTCGGTCATTAAAACATCAAAAACCTTGTCGGGCTTCAGACCCGCTTCTCCAGCATTAAAAAATTCACTCTGTGATGCCGAGCGAACTATTGCAAATACGGATTTCTCACTTTCTGTCGGGATCATCTGCCCGATCGAGTCTGATGTGTATGCATTTGTGATAAGTTTAATCTTGTAAGCTCTGTTCATGTTGTTGTCCACACCGTATATCCTGAAGCCATGCCAAGCTGGGCCTTCTGCTCATCATATGACTTCTTGAATGCATTTGACCTTTCGATTGAACCGTGCATTAACTCGAACTGATAAGCACAATATGTTATGATGGCCCGAATCACGATGTCATCTGTCGTGCTTGTGTTTACCGTTAAGCCTTCAACACCGGCAATCCCCAAATCCTTGCAAGCGGAGCCGATAAGCTCATTAAGCTCCGAATCAAAGTCATTATCACTTATCAGAAGCGCCAATTTAACTCTGTTTAGCATGTTTCACCTCTTTGAATCCCTGAATGCTATTCTCATATATTTCCCGATATTCGGGATAGATCGTGATGTGTCCTATGTGGCCAAGCCTCACTGTGGGCTCAACCCATATCTCATGTCCGATGTCTGCTGCCCGTTTACAAAAGGCCAAGTCCTCGCCAAGCTCACGCTCAGGGAAGAATGCTGTGCCGTGTTTTGACCACACGTCCTTGATGATGCTTGTCTCCATCAGCACACAGGCCATTCCACAGCCCGCAACCTTAAAAGGAGTAGAAGGATATTCCCAGCCCTCCCATCTTTGACAACCGGGCCATATCTCTGTAAAGAGACAGGATGCATGTGGTGGCCTTCTCCCGTGCGCGATCCCTGTCACAAACGATTTGCCTGACTCCATAAGGTCATCAAGCAATGTCTCTCTAAAGATCATATCTGAATCAAGCCAAAGCACATGAGTATAACCCTCTGTAAAGGATTTAAGCGCTATCTTGTCGCGCCCAACATACACCAAAGTGTTACCTTGAAAGAACACATCATAATCAACTTCGTCCTCGTCTAACTGCTTCATAAGCTTGGTCAGACATTCAACAAAGCGGAAATGCATATAATCTGTTGTAGGAATAGCAATCAAAAGCTTCATTTCTTTGCAACTTTCTTGTTGGTAGTGGTTTTCTTTGCAGCGGAAGCTGTGACAGCCGGAGCCGGTTCAACCACTGCCTTTTCTACGGGCATGCTTTTGGGCTCCTTTACTTCCACTGCTGACCCTGTTGATGTAAGAAAAAAGCACTCAGAGGGAGAAGCCTCAATGACCTCTCCCGCTTTGTGCAGTATTCTTGCATCCCTTAAAAGCTTTATCTTCATTACGTTGTAGCGCCTGAAGGCTTAGCTATGTTGCAGAACATGTCGCATGCTGTCAATGCGTGCGCAACATACTGACGGCCAACGATCTTCACAAGATCAGCCTCAGCTTCAGAAAGGTCATCATACTTGATCACGATGCCCTCACCTTCGGGATAGTTAACCTGTGCACCCCTGAGATCACCAACGATTGCATATACAGCATTGGTTGATGCAGAATCATATGCAGGAAGCGCTGAAGTGAACAGAACCGGAAGCCCATTGAAAGGATCGAATGCAAAGTTGCCTGCTGCCTGTGCCGCAACAAAGTTTGCATATGTCAGCTTGTTCATGATAATAACAGGATCGTTTGCCTCATCGGAAAGATTTGCAAATGCCTTTGCAATAGTGGTCAGTGAAGGAGCAAGAGTCACCTTCTGTGCGGATACTTCGTCAGCATCAGCAGTGGTATTTGCTGTCTTGATGTCTGTGATGATGAGCTCGGTCAGCTTCTTAACGATCTGATAGGTAAGCTCGTCATAGATGTAACGAACAAGGGTCTCACCACCCATTGCGATCGCTTCATCGGATACGCGAATCCACTTCTTGATGTTTCTCGGAATCATCTCAACGATACCAAGAGTCAGGCTCTCTTCTGTCGGAGCAGTGGTTCCCTCTGTGTGAACATATGCACCATCTGCGGAAAGCTCAAATGCAACCTTGAGATTGCCCTTGATATTTGTTTTGCGAACCCTTGAAAGGATGTCGCTCTTCTCCCATGCTGTTCTGATGATGTCATCAACGATCACGGGAACCGGTACATATCCGCTAACCTGTGTGGTAAGCAGTGATCTTACTTCTGCATCATTCTCAGAAATAAGATATCTCGCAAATGCATCAATATATTCCTTTGATGCCCTGATTTCGTCATTGGTTTTCATCTCTCTTTTCTCCTCTTCTACTTTGGGCTGGATAACAACCACATCCTGTGAAGTTGCAACAGCCTTCCTGATTTCTGCTTTCTTGGCTTCCTCAGCCGCTCTTCTCTCGATCTCTTCCTTGATGCTTCTCATTTCAGCCTCAAGAGCATCGAGATCAGAACCTTCGTTGTCGAGCTCACTCACGATCGCACTCTTGCGCTCTTCAAGCTGCTCAATAGTCATTTCTCTGATTTCCATAGTCATACCTCACTAAGAATCCTGATTTTTTGTTTCTGTCGCTCAATAGCTCTCTTTTCAGCCTTAACACTCTCCAGTGATTCCTTTGCGCTCTCCAGTGCTTCGGATAAGCCTCTTGCGCTTATTGATGTCTGTTCATATGCGGGAAATGTCACTGCGCTGACCTCAAACACCTTGCCAAGAGCCTCAATGGTTCTTGTCGGATGGTCAGATTCAGGATCGTCCCATGTATCCCTATCAACTGTGAACATGAAGGACATTCCATCGATATCCCCTCTGTTCACGGCTGAATAAAGATTCTTTGCTTCTGCATTGTTCTCAACATCAAGATCAACGCGGATCACCATACCCTGATCATCAACAGATAACTGCATGGTGCTGTTCTCGTTGTTGTTCCTGCTTCTTGCAAGCGGGATCATGTCGGTATTGTGATTAACCAAAAAACGCACATCACGGAGATCAGTGTCTGTGAGTGCGTCTGCTGAAATTATTTCATCGTACCAACCGAGATCGGTTCTTTCGTTGAACACTATCGGCCTTCCTGTCAAGATGTTGCCATGTTTCTCATCCTGTTCGGCTCTGACCTCAAAAGTAAAGGCCCTAATTTCCTTCTTCGTCATAGATTTCACTCTCCTCATTTATCTTTTCATTTGCATTCCAATACTCACCGCGGATGATATATGTCTGCCCCTCTCCATTCGGAAGCGGAGGCAGATTCCATATCTCTCGCACCTCATCCCGGTTCAGAATGCCACGATCCGCAAGCTGGGATGAAACATTGAGCTTTTCTCTGTTGCTCATGTATTGAAGCCGGTTCGCTGTCAGCATTACATAGTTTGTTGCCTGCTCCCTGAATGTGAACAGCATCTTGGTTACTACTTCGGAAAACTGAATTGCAAAAGGCTCCACAGCGCCTTCATAGAATGCAGACCATGCATCTCCAAAAGCTTTGTTCTGAAGCACATCCTCGTTTACCATGAAATACTGATAAACGTTCTTCTCAATCAACTTCATTTCCTCAGCATCAACCACAAAAGGCTGTGATTTCACCTGATTGATGTTTGAGTATGTATTCGGGAATAACAGGAGACCACCGCTTTCGGCTTCTTTTCCAAAATTCTCCTCGGTAAACCTTTGGCGCTCTTTCTTCAGATCGTCCGATTTACTAAAGTTATTCACTTGTGCATAGAATCTGTATGTTGCAGCGCTCTTGACACCTTCCTGAATGCCCTGATTCTGTATGTTGATCAAATCCATTGTCGGGAACAGTGCATGATTGTTTTCTCCCAGTAAGTCATTTTTATATTGGAATTTGGTCATGATCCCGCAGTATTCAAGCTCGATTGCCGCCCTCTGTCCGGTGCTGAACTCATATCTCAAATACGGAACATCACCAAACTGAACAATGTCTGTACTTGACGGAAGCGGGCACACAATTCCGCTTATTTCCCCGAATTTGTCATAAACAGGACAGATGAAAGCAGTGTTGTGAATGTCCAAGATCGTTGACAGCCGATATAAGAATTGGCTCCATGTCTGAAACTGATTCGGATTTCTGCTCAGCTTGTTCTGTAATGCGGGTTTTGCACTCCCGGATATTTCAAATTTCAGCTTGGAAGCATGCACGGCCCGTGCATTGATTGCTGACCGTATCAATTCCGATTCGTATATCCCGCCATTCCACGTTGTAAACCTTGGCTCATATCCGTTGAGCATCTTGAACATGCCCTGATAATCACCCTTCGGCTTTGGCGCTTTCTTGAAAAACAGATCAAAAAGTCCCATATCAACCCTCTGCATTCGCTAATCTGTCACCAATTTCTCCATACCATTTCTGTCTGACACAAAACGCATCAGTTAAAGCAGCACAACCATCGATGTGAGCATTAGCATTCAATTTTACTAATTTGCCTCTTCCACGCTCTGTGTTCATTTTTATCGCGGAATTGAGCAAATGTATTTTTAAAAGGTCATTGTCTCCACAATGAACCTTGCCATCCTTCATGAGTCCTTCCATTTCCTGAAGAACTCCCCATAAGTTATCCCCTTGATGAATATCGTCACATTGAAATCCATAATTGGATAAATCCTGAATCAAATATTGAGCACTGTATCGGTCATATCCGACCTGAAGCGGAAGAATCTCATATTGTTCAACCATGCTCACGATCCATTGATAACAGTCATGGTAATCAATAAAGTTTTCCCCAGAAAGCTCCAACAGGCCGCGCTGAATGTAAATGTTATAAGGAACTCCATCCCTTGCAATGGCATCATCTATTTTCTCTGATGGAAGCCAAAACTTTGCAAACACAAAGAGCTCCTCATCTTTTTCGATCAAAAGTGTTGCGGCTGTCAGGTCTGTTGTTTGAGACAAATCAATGCCGGCCACACAGTATGATGAGCGAAAATCTGTGATATCAAGAGGAGTGCCAAAACATTTATCAACTGTGGATGCATCAAGCCAAGCCAAAGAGCTATTTTGCTTCATGCAGCAGTATTTAGTGATAAACTCGGCTTTTTTACTCAAAGAACCTTCAGAAATAGCAATTTCTTCAAGCAAATAGTCTACCGATACAGAAACACCCAAGTTGGGATTACTTTTCTGTAATTCTTCGATGTCATCCCATTTTTCGATGTCATCAATCATATATAAAAAAGGAGCAAGCTTTGTTTCTTTGCTTTCTCCCAATAAAAATCTTGTGGCTCTTTTTATGATCTCATCGTAAATTGAATCGTTTATATATCCTGCTGTTGAACATGAAAGAAGAATCGATGGATTTTCTCCCATTTCTCTCGCTCCCATGCCGCTCTTCATAACTTCATACATTTTCAAGCCCTTATCGCCTTGCCACGAAGCTATTTCATCGCAGATTGTGAGTGAAGGATTAAAACCATCACTTTTGCGCTCTGAGAATGCGATTTTCTTCACAGTGCTGTTGATAGCAGCTATATATAGGTCTGTCATCCGATGCTTGGGCAAATCAGAATCATCGACAGTCTTTCTTTCATGATATTTAATCCCAGCTTTGACCTCGTTTTTTAACTCCTGATAGTCAGGGCTTAAAAGAGTCTGCTGCCAAATTGAATTGTATATTATATCTGTTTGATCCAGCTTTGGAGCCAAGCAATAAACTCTCGCGCCATAACCTCCCTGTTGCCATTCATACTTTGCGATCGCGGCCGCCAAGAGAGATTTCCCGTTTTTTCGAGCCATTATCAGCACAATTTCACGGAAATGCCTTTTTCCGGATTCATCAACCACACCATAAATGACAGATATTGCCGCCTTCTGCCACAATTCCAACTTGAGATTTGATGGAGCCAGTGGCCCTTCGGTATGGTAACAATTCGATTCTATCCAATCGATGACATCATTGGCTTTCTTTTGATCAAATCGGAATTGCTTATGCTCAAAGCCATTTACAAGATATTTATAAAACAAATGAATCCACTTGCCTGCACAAATAGACCCATTCTCTATTTTTTGGTAGTATTGAAGAATATAATTTTTAGCCACAGCTTACCCCTTTCCTTGCATTACATCTAATATGGGCAAGCCTGACATTATTCCATGTATGCAATCCACCTTTCGACAGCGGAACAATATGTTCCCGCGATGGATAATTGCCAAGCGGATGCGGAATGCCGTTATATACTCTTACAGCTTGATAATCACATTTTTCTCCGCATAAATAACATATTCCTCCATACTTCTGATATACAGCATCTAATGAGATGTCATCTATGGCTTGTTGCCTTTCAAGTCGTTTTCTCTCGATATCATGAACCTGATGGCTATGTCTCCTTTGACAATCAGGGCAACAAAAAAGCTGATGTACTCTAACCGGAGAAAATTCAGCTTTGCATCTTTTACATATTCTTCGCTCGTTCTTAAAAGCTTCGCGCCATTTATCGAGTCTTTCTTTTTCGCGCTGTTTCTTCGATTTTTGCCTTGGCAATCCAATCTCAATGCGCTTGTCCCTCACCCACTCAATACATTTACCAATTTGTTCTGCAATTTGCCTGTCATTCATCCCGTTTTCATATAAATCAAGAAGTTGCTTTTTTAGGTTTTCATTATCGATCTTGATTTGCTCATTTGTTCTTTTATATCTTGAATGAAGGGAGCATTCTTTGCAGCAATACTTGGCGCGATCCGTTTTGGCTTGGAACTCTTTGCCACATACAACACATATTCTGTTCATATTTGCCGCCTTTCGCAAATGCCTTATTATAACTTCGGCAAAGAAGGAGCTAAGGCTGGCTCTTTTCGTGTAGCTATCACTATCTTTGCCGATGTTTGTAAAATTACTGCGAATTATTCGCGTCTAAAG